AAAGCGCCGATAAGTACGACAACGCTTAATACGGCGAAAATGACGGACTATCAAAACCGCCTGCAATCGTGGGCGGCTGGGGAATTTGGCATAATTTGGGAGTTTTGATGTATAAAAACGTGGAACAAGTCTTACGGGATGTTTATAAAATTCAAGGTGTGCGAATGGAGCCGTTAAACAACACGGCGTCTGTCTGCGCATGGTGTGAAAGCAAAGGCGTGATGGGCGGCGGTGGAGAATTAACGCAAGCCGAGACGCACGCCAATGCAGCGATGATTATCAGCCGTATCGAGCGCATATTGAACCGCTACGAGTTGGCGGCGGTAGAGTGCAAATACAGTGCGGATTTGAGCGGTATTATCGACCTGACGGCATACATCGAGGAGCAAAACAACGGCGTGAATCTGCTGCTGTGTGATGCGATTTTATCGAATCTGTTCATAGGCTATCCGAAACAGACAAATATTATGGATAGGTACGATGTAACCAAAACAACATTATGGCGACAGTTCCAAAAAGTCCGTGTGATTTTGGCGTGTATTGAAACATCGGCTTATCTGAAACTCTATGACGAATTTAAACAATGTGGCATAATTTCATAACCCACATTACTACACAAAAAAAGGATGAAAAATGAAGAATCTGATTCTTGCTGTTGTTGTCGCTGCTGGCTTGGCAGGATGTGCGGCGGCGATTGAGCCGAATCAACAGCAGTTAGCGGCTGCGACATATCCAGACCCGATGCCGCCTAGTCAGTTTGAGAAGGCGATAAAAGAATGGGCGGTCGATAACCTTGTTGACCCTGATTCTATGAATATTCGCAGTGTTGACACAACACCAGCGCGTAAAGGGTGGATTGCGGTTTGTGCAAAAATTGACCCATCAATGGGTAATTGCATGACGCGTATGTTTTACTTTGGTCATATCTTCAACGCGCGTATTAACGCAAAAAATCAGCATGGTGGATATACAGGCTTTAAGGACTACGCCTTTGTTGTGCGTGGCGACCAAATCAGCTATGGCGTAGAGACTGAAAAAATTTCTAATATGAAATTGTTCTAACATATTGACTGTGTGAAACCTTTTAGATACAATTATGGTATAGTTTGGAAATAGCTATGTAAACCGCCTTTATTGGGCGGTTTTTTCGTTTCATGTCGTCTGAATTTGAGCTTCTCCCCGTATGGGTAGCGGCGTTTGAATTTTCAGTCCATCTGAACGCCTAAGATTTTGGATTGGAGGATTCTCCGGTCGGTCTTAGGTTTCTATGGGCGTTTGCCGTAACGGGCAAAGGCTGAAAGGGTGCTTAAAGCACTAAGGAAGATGACGCGGACGCTTCCAATAAACAGGGGGTCGCGCCCCACTCTCCTTGTTGGTCTCTGTAAAAAACGCGGAGCAAGTGAAATGCGTTTGCCCGTCCTAATGGTCGCCTGCCAAGACAGGCTGTAAAGCGGTTCTTGCACATAGCCCCTGCCGTTATCGGTATGGGGCTATCCCTTTTATGTTGCTGTGTTTACACTCCTTGCCGTCTAAATTCTGATTAAGGTCGGAATTGGGCGGCTTTCTTTTTCTGAGAGGTTCGATATGAGCGAGAAAGAAAAACGCCCTATCGGGCGTCCGACGAAATACAAACCTGAGTATGCCACACAGGCGCAGAAGTTGTGCTTATTGGGTGCAACGGATGATGATATGGCTGATTTTTTTGATGTGGACGAAGCTACAATCAACCGATGGAAACATGATTTCCCAGAGTTTTGCGAGTCCGTAAAAAAAGGAAAGATGTTGGCGGATGCAAATGTCGCTGACCGACTGTATCAGCGTGCAATGGGCTATGAAGCTCCTGATGTAGATATTCGTGTAGTTGGCGGGGAAATTATTCAAACCCCGCTAACGAAATATTACCCGCCTGACACGCCTGCTGCTATTTTTTGGCTGAAGAATCGCCAACGTGGGAAATGGAGCGATAAGACGGAGCTTGACGTTAAATCGAGCGATGGCAGCATGACGCCGACGGTAAGGCTAGATGCTGAAGAATATCGCAAGATAGCTAAAGAGGTTTTGGAAAAGGTATAGCATAAAATGCTAATCCTATGAGCGGCTAGAATGCCATTTTTAATTAATCTTCCAAAGGAATTTAAAATAAAATGGCATTAGAGCAGTTTAATGAAGCCGAAATTTCGGTCATCCGCGATTTAAGTTCTATTAATCTCTATATGTTCACACGGTGGATGTTTCGAGAGCGGCGAGGCTACCAGTGGACGCAGGCAAGGCACCACGCCCTAATCTGCGACGCACTGGAGCGTGTTTTCAACGGCGAAACGAAACGCCTGATTATCAATATCCCGCCGCGCTACTCGAAAACGGAGATTGCGGTAGTGAACTTCATCGCGTGGGCGATGGGTCGTGCGCCTGATAGCGAGTTTATCCATGCGAGCTATTCATCGACGTTGGCGGTAAATAACTCCGTGCAGATTAGAAACCTTGTCCAGCATGAAGAATATCGGGCGATTTTCCCCGGTGTGGAACTTGCAAGCGAGAGTAGCCATCACTGGAAGACGACCGCCGGCGGTGTGATGTACGCAACCGGCACGGGCGGTACAATCACGGGTTTTGGCGCGGGTAAGCATAGAGACGGTTTCGGAGGCGCACTAATCCTAGACGACCTGCATAAGGCTGACGAAGCACGAAGCGAGGTCAGACGGCAAAACGTTATTGATTGGTTTCAAAACACGTTGGAATCACGGAAAAACAGCCCTGAAACGCCCATTGTCGTGATTATGCAAAGGCTACATGAGAAAGACATCGCGGGATGGCTACTTGACGGCGGCAACGGTGAAGAGTGGGAGCATTTGTGCTTATCCGCCATTCAGGAAGACGGTACGGCGTTATGGCCTGAGAAACACGACATCGAGACGCTGCGCCGCATGGAACAAGCCGCGCCGTATGTGTTTGCTGGGCAGTATTTACAACGCCCTGCCCCGCCCGATGGCGGCACGTTCAAACCTGATAATCTGCAATTTGTGAAAGCCCTGCCCGCTGGGAATATCAGATGGGTGCGCGGATGGGACTTGGCGTCCACTGCAAACGACGGCGACTACACGGCAGGCGGCAGGCTTGGCGTAACAGAAGACGGGCGGTACATCATCGCCAACGTCGTGCGCGGTCAGTATGGCGCGGATGAACGGGATAGGATATTACGCAACACAGCGCAAAAAGACGGCGTGAAAACGAAAGTATCTATCCCTCAAGACCCCGGACAAGCAGGCAAATCGCAAACCCTATATCTAACCCGTCAGCTGGCGGGTTTTTCTGTATCTGCAAGCCCTGAATCGGGCGACAAGGTAACACGCGCCGAGCCGTTCGCCGCACAGGTCAACATCGGTAATGTGATGGTATTGGATGACGGCACATGGGACACAGACGCGCTGATTTCAGAAATGCGGATGTTCCCAAACGGGCAGCACGACGACCAAATCGACTGTTTGAGCCGTGCATTTAGCGAGTTACTGGACACCCGAACAGGGATGATTGATTACCTGCGTTCGCAGGTCGAGGCAAACAAATGAGTAAAAAGACACCATTATCACAGGGCTTTATTGCCCGCGTTGCCGCTGGTGTCCGTTACGCCTTTACCGGCAACGCGGACGGATGGTTTGACGCGGGCGAGCCTTTAGCCCCTGTTGCACAACAGGCAGAGGGTCGGCGGTTCGATTATGAGCCGTTTTACAACGTAGGGCATTCCAAGCCGCGCGAACGTGAGGCGATAGGCTTTGCACAATTACGCGCCCTTGCTGATAACTACGACGTATTGCGGTTGGTTATTGAGAAGCGCAAAGACCAAATGGAGGGCCTGCAATGGACAATCCAAAAGCGCGACATTGCGTCAACAGCAAGCAACGAATCGCAGCGCAAAGACCAAAAGGTCGATGAAGCCATTGCGTTCTTCCAGTCGCCCGACAAAGAACATACTTGGTCAGACTGGCTGCGCATCTTACTGGAAGACCTATTCGTCATTGACGCGCCGTGCATCTATCCGCGTAAAACACTGGGCGGCGACTTGTACGCCCTTGAAGTGATAGACGGGGCGACGATTAAGCGCGTATTGGACAATACAGGCCGTCTGCCATTGCCGCCCGAAACGGCGTATCAGCAAATCCTACACGGCATGGCGGCGGTCGATTACACGGCGGACGAATTGATTTACCGCTCACGCAACAACCGAAGCTACAAGGTTTACGGCTATTCGCCCGTCGAGCAAATCATTATGACCGTGAACATCGCCTTAAAACGGCAGATTCACGCGCTGGAATACTACACGGCGGGAAGCGTTCCCGATGCTTTGGTCGGC